AGACTATCTGCCCATAAAGAATTTGATGAAAAAAACCAAGCTAACTTATCTGCATCTTTCTTAAAACATCTTGCACATTGAAAGCTTAGTTTCTTAATTTTTGTTGTTAGTTTTGCCATTCTCTCTCTCCTATTTTAAAAGGCTATGACCCCTATTGTTGATACAAGTCTTAACAATATGCTCGTATTGAGTCTCAGCTTTTGGGCTAAGAATCCAATGATTTATATTACCAAGAAATGTAGTGTTTGTTTTTGCTAATTCCTGACAAAGAATTATATCGTCAGAAATTCTTTCTGCTTTTGACTCATTAAATGTTCCTGATCTACCAACTGTATCAATAACAGGCTTGTATGTAGAACACGCATTTAAAAAGCAGACAAGTATCGCTACTAAAAGTGCATTTTTCATAACTATCTATCCTCTCTCTTTATAAAGTCGCTGGATGATATTTTATTTGGTGCATCTTCCAAGCAACTGTTTTTCTTTGAAGCCTCAGTTTCTTTAGCTTTTCCAACAAGTCTTGTTCTCTCATTACTTGCTTGTCGTACTTTGCTTGAAGCTTCACTATTTGCTTTTGCATTTAGCTTCTCCTTTACAAAGTTTTCCACCTCTATCACAGGTGTTTTGGGATGAAATACCACCCCAAAATCTTTATTTAATTCTTTTAGCAAATTAAATGACTTATTTCTAGTGTTAATTGATAATATTAATTTTGGCATTTTTTCTCTCCTTTTTTACATATTTTATTAATTGATTTGTTTTTTTAAGTTGTTTGTCAGTTAAACAATTTAAAACATAAACCATAACTTTAAATTGATCGTCAAAATCTTCTAAATCTCTATATTGAACATCAATTTTATTTATTACTTTTATTCTTTCTTTAGACATTTGCTCTCTCCTTTGGTGTTGGTTGTAGCTTCCAATTTTTTATAGCTGTTTGGAATCTGTCAATATCAGCTTGTATTTGGTCTTTGTAATTAGACCAAATTTTTACTAATAACTCTAAAGTTATTTTACTTGTATCTAATGGTAAATCTGTTCCTACTTGTTGTCCTGAAAACATAATAGATGGTCTTGACATTCTTTCTACTATTGCATGAACTTTTTTAATATCTTCAGGGCAAGTTTCATCTCTAACAAATCTTGCAAAGTATTTACCTGAGTCTCTTACTTGTCGTCTATATTTACCTATCATTTCATTTGGTAAATTTCTGTATTCTTCATGTGCTTTTTTATAATCAATAATTCTGTTAATTACTTTTTCAACAATAGAAGCTTCAGGCTTTTCTTCTAAAACAGATTTTAATAATGGTTTTAATATTTGTTTTACATATTCTATTTTAGACTCAGGAGATTTTTCCCAAGCATGAAATCTAGCACCAAAACAAACATTGTTTCTTTGACCAAAACCAAGAAAGAAACCATGATCTGCAATAATATTTTTTTGACCATTCATATCAACTTGTTCCCAATAGTCATGGCAAATACCACAAGTAGCTTTATCTTCTAATTGTGCTTTCTTTAATCTTTCAGCTTCGTAATCTTTTTCTAAATCTTTTGGTCTCTTACCTGATCTAACTTTATCTTTTAAAGATAAAAGTAAATCATAGTCTGCTTTTAGATTTGGAAAGTCTTTGTATAGTTGAGCCATACTTAAATCAGCAACAGTTTCTTTGTTTAAGTAAATTCTATATTCAGTAATTACACTTTCAAAATATGGGTATAAAATATCAAACTTTTTACTGCACAATTCAGAGTCAGGTCTGTTTGGGTCATACCAATCATTTTTCTTTTTACTTTGTTTTTTTAAAAGATTTTTAAAGAACTTTTTAAAACCAATAAACTCTTGATTAAAGATATGTTTGCTTTCAATAATGAAATTAAAAGTTTCGTAATCTTTTTCGATTCTGTCTTTTAAATCGTTGTAAGTATAAGTTCTTTTCATATTCCCTATTATGTTCATACTTTGGGTTGAATTACAACCCTTTATTTAACGGCTTAAAACATAGCTTATTTAACATCTAATACAATTTATAAGAGAATATTTAATGTTTTTAAAATCAAAACAAATCAGATACAAATGATTCGTTATGTTTTTTATAAATTTTATGTTAGAGAGATATTAATGCGTAAGCAGTTAAAGTATATTTTTTTCATAACAAATACTTTTAGGTTATGTGTTGGGTGGTTTATCTCTCTCTACTGCCCAACACCTTTAAAGGAAACTTTATGACAAAAGATGATAGAGGGAATTTAGACCTTACCAAACAAATAGAAATTAAAGAAAAAGAAACTCATGCTCTTAATGATGTTGTTGTTAATTTAAAAAATATTATTGATAGTAAAGAAGCTGAGATCACAGTTTATCAATCTAAACAAACAGCTTTATATGAAGAAGTTAAAAGACTTAAAAATTTAGACGAACAACATCAAAAACTAAATGGTAAATTAAGATTAGAAATAAATAATTTAAAAGAAGAAGCTAAAGAAATGTTACAATATCCATGATTATATTTGGACACCCAATACATCGTAAATATACAAATTTAATTTATACAGTTGTTATAACTGTAATATCAATAATTGTTTTTATAATATTAGTTGGATGTTCTAAAATTGAATTTGACCCAACAACATCATCTTTAAAATATATTTTACAAAAGGAGTCTAAGTGGAAACCTTAAATTTAAACAGTAGAGAAGCTTATAAGAAATTAGAAGAAGCATCTAACTCTTGGTCTGAGTGGCATAAGAAAGTAATTATTTTAGACGAGGGTAGAAAAGCAACTTATTCTAAATGTTTTCTTAAATATAAGCTTGATACTAAAACTGTTATTGAAGCTGAACATAAAGCTAGAACTGACTCTGAGTATAAAGAAATTGTAAAACAATATGCTGAAGCTGAAGAACAGCTAATCAAAGCTAAGTTTCATTATCAAAATTTAGATCGTTATTTATCAGTAAGACAAACTGAAATAAAAAGAGATTTGGCTCTTGTTGGAAAGCAAGAGGGATAAAATTCTTTAAGTATCATATGCTCCCTTAAAGATAGACCCATAACCGAGAGGGTATGGGTCGCTTTAATGTTTTGTAATCTCTAATCCTGTCATGTCTGTTGTTTCATCTATTCGTTTTACAATATAATTATAATCAACAATTCTTACATCAGGGTATATTGACATATCTTTTATTATAGAATTTAATTTATTTCTATTTGGCAATAAATCTACAAATCTCAAACAAACAAAGTGCCCAAAGGGTTGGTAATCAGATTCTAACTGAAACTCTACTTCTATAATTACTGCATCTATGTCCATTAGACATATTACTACTTTTTCTTAAATGCTGAAACACCTTTAATGCCAAGCACACTAGAATAACCACCAATAATTAATCCTTGTAGCCATAAAGGAAATCTATCTATTTGATCAAAGAAGGCATCTAGCTTTGCAATAATTTCTGGGTCATTTGAAAAGACCCCCCAACCAGCGACCAACAGAGGGATTGAAATAAGACAAAGTACGATCTCATCTTTTAAATCATTTGATTGATGTTCTTTGATAGTTTTAACCATTTCGATCTCCCCATCAATAACCCTCTGCATTTGTTTTTTTTCTGCAACAGATTCTAATATCTTTGTTTCTTTTTTATTTTTATAGATTTCTGCACCTGTTTTAAATCCGAATTTTAAAAGTCCTAGCCACATATTATAAATAAGTATTACTTGTTAGCATTAATAATGTTGTCCAATATATCAGAAGAATAGAATAAATTAAATAAGTGAATTTCATTCATTCCTAATATTCCTTATTTTTTATTTTTCAACTCTTTTGCTAGTTCGCAGTAATGAATTATCTTATTCCATTTCTCATCAGGGTTTTCTCCTGACTTATCTCTCAGGCAGTATTTGATTATATTGCCTTGTATGAAATCAAGCTTGTTTGCTACTATAAATTCAATAGGCTGTATCTTAAATCTTTTGTAGTGCTTACCACCTATTTGCCTTTGAGTAGCCCTCTCTGTGCTTCTCTGTGGCTTTAAAGTAGCTTTCCGACCCATTTTCCTGTCTTATCTTTAATAAAAGGCTCAATTATAGGTAATCCATTATAAATGACCGAACACCCTATTATTGGCCTAGCTTTCTGTAATTTATTATATCTAAAGGCTAAACTCTTATTATCTATCATGCACCCTACTTGAAGTCCAAAATAAAGGCCTAAACTGTTTCCATAGTATCTTACACCCATTAAGCTATGATAATGACCTTGAACACATGACATTCCCATTGATTGTGCTAATTTTAAAACATCTGCTGTTTTACCATGACAGAAATAAACTTTACCAAGTGGTGTATCTATTGTTAAATCATCATGCCAAACCCAGCCTTTATTTACTTCTAAAAAATCATTGTATTTTTTTATATATGCTTTTGGGATGCCATGTTTAAATGCTCGTCTAAATACTAAGCTACCATGATTAGAGTCTAGT